AAGTGGGAATCTCGTTAGTAATCAAAGTGAACACGGCATCCCTCAACATATCGATGGTCGCTTGGTTTCGATTCTCTGCGTAGAGTTTCGCCATCTCCTTACCGGGGTAGCGGTCGGATAATATACCCTTGGCCTTTGCCTCGGAGGATGTGAAGGGTTCATTCATTGAATGTGCAAGCTACTTTGAGTCAGATTTGAGGCAATGGGTAGTTTTGGGTTGTTCTTCAAGGCCGGCGCCACGCTTCTCACATTCACGCAACTCCTCTGGTGTTTGTTTTAATCTGCTCCAAATTGCCTTTCCGTCCTCGCCGATGGGCATATTTTGTGGGGCTTTTCGATTGCAAATAAACCAGTTGAGATCGAATTTGTTTTTCTTGTATTTCTCTTCGATTATGACCGGTACTGTGTTAATCCATTTGATTGAATGATGGATTCTGGGGTTGCTTGAATTAAGGATGGCAACCTTTACACCAGAGGGGTGCATCATAACTGTGGTAAAGCTCTTACAGTATGTTCCATACTTCAGATAGACCTCCGTCATGCCGCTCTTTGTTTTTTGTGTTGGCGTTTGCCGAAGGCTTATCATTGGTATGGTTGCAAAAAGATTGCCCCTGCTTCCTAGTGTTACATAGGTATTAACATCATCATTAAACTGCCCAACAAATCTAAATGGCCTATCAGTTGAGCAGAAAAATGAGTTCATGCATTTCCTTAAAAGCCTCTTGGTCGTAGCGTTGGCATTTTCTATTCCGCCAATATAATCCCCATTCTGGGCTAGGGCTATGCTTGTGAAATTTGATGACTTAAAAAACTCTAGGTGAAGATGGAACACATCATCCAAATTATCTATATCAACGCCCATTAACTTTTGACCATCAGAACTAGGGTATCTATATTCAAAGTTTTCATAATCATCTTCCAGCAATATAAAATACTTAACACCAAGGCTTTCTGCTATTTTGAAACTGGCATTTCTTGCGTGAACCGTAGCCCTTCTATCATCAAAATTGTTGCCCTCATCTATTGTGTCTGCTATTTCTTTTTTATTAAAAACAATAACATTATCCTTGCCATATAGCTGAACATATTGTTCTGCTGTTTTATCCTCATTATCAATTATGAAATATGTTTTGCCAGTATATCCAGCCTTTTTGAGGGCATTTACTGTGACTACTTTTTGTGGTCTGCCGTGGGTTAAAATGAAAACCACAAATTCTTTATTTTCATCAACTGTCTTGCTCAATGTACTGCTCCTTAATTTTTTCACATAGCTTAACAAAACCATTATGAATTGCCTTTTCAAAGTCTATAATTACAAGTGCAGACCTTTCCATCAAATGTTGCACTTCTATGGGTGAATGTGCATAATAGTCTGCAATTTTCTCGTAGTTAAAAACGCTATGCCTTCTTGCCGCCTCAATAAGAAAGGCTTTTTCTTCTGGCTCTGCTGTTGAATCCTCAATCTCTCTTATTAGTTGCTTTGTTTTTGTGCTATCAAGCAATTCAATAAGATGTGGTTTCTTATTGCTCGGTTCATAAGTTGGGGCTTTTATGTTTTTTGAATAAATAGTATCTGTTTGCTCTGACTGTCCAAAGAGATTTGCTTGCTTAAAGATTTGGTCATTCATCCAATTTGCTCCACTATTTCCCACCCCTTGTCTGTTCTCTTAACTATCCTTGACCTTATTTCCTTGTAACTATTTCTTGCAAGCTCAATGGTTGGATAGGCTTTAGGCAATTCTTTCCAGCAGTTCAAGGTGTATTCTTGAATCTTGTAGAATACCTTTTCTTTTCTTTTTGTTGGTAGGTCTTGAAGGTTCATAAATAATATTGGGCTATGCTTTTCCCGCTATTGGTTTTGATTGTTTTCTTTTGTATCTGATTCCCTGCTTTACGCAAGTCACAAATTCGACTCGCCAGCCGAAAGCACTTGAACCATTCCAGAGCTTCCAGAGCCGTGAGGGTTCGCCCAGCTTGCAAGTGTGCTAGGATGCGAGCGTTCTGGTCGTGGCCTTCCGTCTTTACTGGGTGCGTGGTTCGCATAAAGGGAAGCTCGAACTGCTCTGCTTCTAATATGGCTATCATTTTTTGTTCCTTCCGGTTGCTTTGCGTGGGATGAAGTTTCGATTCTTTGCATTGATAACGCTCGTATGATGGCAACCCCAAGCCTTTGCAATTTCTTGGATTGATAGCCCAGACTGATGTTGCGCCCTCCAAAGTTCCCAACGCTTTCTCACGATTGAGTGACTGCGATTGCCCCTTGCCCTATACTTGCCGTAGGTAGGCACAAGCTCCTTTGGAATGTCGAGAGGGGTGGTTGTGCCCATAACTAGGTTTGCAAGCCCTTTAGAGGCCAATTCCGTGCGATTGTGAGCCATCTGTGCGGTTAGTGTCGTTACCATTTGCTCAAATTCTTTGATTCTGTCCTCGCATAGCTTTACCCGATGGATGGTTGCCGCTAGGACTAGCTCTTGCGGGTGAGCAATCACGGACAACCCGCCTTTTCCCACGCCTCAAGCGTCTGAAAGCCCATAATTTTGTAAGTTGGGGGGGATTCACACCCAGATTTGATTGGTTTCTTCATTGGTTGTGTTCCTTTCATTGGTTGTTGGTTGCTCCGTCTCTGACAATTTCTGGCACACGCTCGCCAATCCTTAACCGAAGCCCTGCCCCCAACCTTCCATCCGTTCGATTGGTAGTAATCAAAAGCAGACTCTGCATCCGTCAGTCTCCATCCGATCTCATTTGCAAAGGCAATCCATTCAGCGTGCGTGGGGCGCAAGCCCTCTCTCTCTTTCTTGTTATCCTTATTACTATAACTCTTACTATTACTATTACTCTTATTATATACGATAGATGCTTCATCTATGGACGATAGATGGTTCATAGATGGTGCATCTATGGCGCATCTATGGGTTATCCTTCGAGCATATCCAGCCGATCTTTCCTCCATCTTTGCCAGTCCGGAGGCCACTCCTCCGTGATAGATTGCCCCATCTTTAATTTCATAAACCCCTGCAACTTCAAGCTCTTGTAGTAGTGGTTTTGCATCTTGACCAACCATCCGACTGATCTGCTCTGGGCTTGGGGGGTTGCCGTTGATAGTTAGCTTCCCTCCAGCATTGGCCTTATACATAAGGCACAATAGGTGAATCCATAGCCCCTTGGCCTCAAGGCTAACCAAGGCCAGCTTCTCATTCGCAAGCCAGCGATTAGGTTCAAAGGGAAACCAGAAAGAATCTCGCTTCACTTTTTCTTATCCGCATCTCGCTTCTGATACTTCTTCGCTCGTTCCAGTAGTTCTTTAGTGATACGATGCGAGTAGTCGAGGTGGCTGATGATGTCCTTAAAGTTTTCCACTTCTGCGTGATTCAATCGCTTAAACAAGTCTTTCAATCTTCTGCTAACCAGTCCGTGAAATTCATCGACAAGGCTCAATCTTTTGACGCTCATTTTTTAATTCTCCTCCATATATCTTTTACTAAATCCAAGAATAGGTCGGCCAGAAATAGAATGGTGAGAAAAATACTCAAGCATCCTATACCTACCACGAACAATTCCCACAAAACTTTCCCGATGGATAAAAGGAAAGTTACCATTTGGGTGCTTTCGGCCAGTTTGCCCAAAGCCGAACATCATTTTCAGAATGCCCCCAGCTTCGAGAGACAAACGAGTCATCAATGAAACGACCGACAACAACCTCACCGCCAATATCCATAAGAACTTTCTCATCGTTATATGGTTTCTCCTTTATGGTTTTCCAAACAAGCATCGACCACTTAGTTTGTGGAACTTCGACATCAACGGCTGACATCTCCTAGCCTCCTAATCGCAAGCACAACCTCGTTTAAGATTCCGGTGATGACCGCATCCTCCGTTCCGTCTGCTAGTTGTTGAACTAAGTCGGCACATCGTTCTCTTTCGAGGTCGGCGGCCTTATTCCTCACATCATTAAGAATATCTTGGATGAGTTCAGAATGGGATTTCATCGGGTGTTCCTTTACTTAACGCCTCGCTCTCCAAAAGAATCTCTTGAATGATTTCGTTGCGTATGATGTCATTCTTATATGGTTGGCCGTCCTTGCCGGGTTTAAGTTCTTGTTTGCTCAACCAGTCCAAGTAGTCCAAGCCCTTCTCACCAAAGGCGGCGATCTGACGAAGGGTAGAGCCTTTATACTTACCAAACTTTAACTCCATATCCCTCGGCTCTGTGCCGTTGGTTTTATTAGGAGAGTTGAGCTTGGCCGTGATATCTGCTAGGTCTGCTTTACTTATCTTGGCTGGTTCGGTCTTTGGGGCTTCCTCAAACTTCTCCGTGTTTATATCTTGGAATCCACCATAAGGAACTTCCTCGGCTGGTGTGGTGGATAGACTCTTGTCGATTAGGACTACGATATGGGCAAAGGCAGAGCGACAAGCCCGACTGATTGCACGAGTCTGGCACATCGCCCTCTTGGCGTAGGTCGGACGCTTCTCCCACATCGGCTCGTCATCACCCAAGAACCCCTCGGCTTGGGAAATCACTTGGCCGTTGTCCATTCGTTTCACCTCACCGATGCAACGATAGCCATCTTCGAGACGCTCTACATCTCGGGCAGAGGCCACGCATCCGTGGGCGACTGCGATGGCCTGCCAGCCCTCAACCCGAACATAATCTTTCTGGCCGATGCGTTGGCAAGTTTCTTTCACTATGGCTCGACAAGCCCCAGCCACATCCGTTGCTTGTCGGATATGGTTAGAGACTCCGTTGCCGTTCGTTACTGCTAGTTCATTCATTGGTTGTTTCTCCTTGGTTTATTGTTTGTCTTGTCCGTAATCGAATATGCCAAAACCTTCAGCATTTTCTTTTGCGGTTGTGGGTAAGTTCAAGCATCTAAAGTCATTACGCTGGTCGAACTCTGTATCGGGGAACGCCCCAAACACTCTTACTACCCATTCATCCGTAGTTTCATTTGGTAATTTTTTCTTGGCTGGTTCTTGATGCCAGAATGTAGGCAGTTCTTCACTCATTTGGTTTCCTTTCATTTATGGTTTTGATTATCGGGGAAAGCCACTTTGTGCTTATGTCGTGTGATGGAACACGGAAAACTAGGATGCCCATTGAGGCGGCAAGATTGTATTTCTCCATATCGTTCAAGAACCCGGAGGG